TTAGATATGACTTAGCCCCTGGTTTTGAAAACATTCTACATGACGACCGCAGCTATTGCATGGCTCTTATGGGACACGCCTTATTTGAATTAAGGAGTAAAGATATGGTAAGACAACGAAGAAAATCTGAAGATTCTCAGACTCTTCTATCTAAACTCCCTATCCGTCAACCATCACACTCTTCTTCATTCTCAAAACGATTCTAATTAAATCACAAAAATTCACACATAAAAATTAAATAAAAAAATCTCAAAGAAAAGGAGGTGTTTACTACATAAATGGCACGACCAAAAAAAGAGATGTCAGAAACATCTCCTAAAACAACTACTACCAAGCGACAACCTACGGCTTCTGAACGAAAGCAGTATATGGAAAAGCTTGAAGCACAGAAACAAAAATTTGCCGAAAGTAAACAGGCATTTAAACAAGTTCGTGATGTAACTAAGACAGTTCGACAGACAACTATTAGTTCTTATAGTAAAGATGATGTCATTAGATATTTACAGAACATAGACAGTTATGAATCTGAATTACGTGGTTTATCACGTTATCTATTCTATCGTTCTCAGGTCTATTTCAGATTGATTATGTATAACGCTACAATGTTTGATCTGAATTCAAGATATGTTGTTCCTGCATATAGTCCCATTGAAGATAATGATAAAGAAGCAATTCTAAAAGATTACTACGAAACATTACAAGTCTTAGACAGGATGGATTTACAGAACAGTTTACTTCCTATGCTAATTAATAACTTCATCGAAGATGTTTATTATGGATGTTGTTGGATAGATGAGACAGGAATTTTCATATTAAAAATACCGCCTGAATATTGTAGGATTTCAGGAAAATATTTCACAGGTGATTTTTCATTCAGCGTGGATATGAGTAATTATAAAAAATTTGAAGATATTCTTGATTTTCTTGGAGAACCATTAAGTTCAATGTATAAAGCTTATGGTGGAGATAGTAAAAATAAATGGCAACCTATGCCAGACGAATATGCTTTGTGTACAAAGTCAAGAATGGAGTCTTGGGAAACAATTGTACCAATTTACAGTGGACTATTCATCGACTTAATTGGGTTGCTTAATTTAGCTGATGTACAAGCTGTAGCGGATGAACAACAGATTTATAAATTGATTACTGCTACTATTCCAACATTATCAGGTGCAACAGATCCCGATGCATGGTCAGTTAATATTGACTTAGCTGTGGATTATTACAATAAGATGGTTGAAAGTTTACCTGATTATGTAGGTGCTGCAATTACCCCTATCCCACTTGATACTATTTCATTCTCTGATGACCAATCTACTGACACAACAAAAGTTCAAAAGGCAACAAAGGAAGTTTTAAATACTTCTGGTGGCGCACAGATTTTGAACTCTTCTACTATTAGTGGAGCTGAAGCATTTCGTTCAGCGACTCGTGCTGATACAGAATTTGCAATTTCAGCATTACTTGGTCAGATTCAAGGTTGGACAAATCGTATGCTTGGCTATCAAGTTTCTAATCCTGCCAAAGTAAAATTCTTTGAAGTATCAGCATATACCAAAGACGCATTTAAGGAATCATTACAAAAAGATTTACAGTATGATGCAACAAAGATTCTTGCAATCAATGCACTTAATGGTATTAGTGAATTAGATACATTATCACTCGCATTCTTAGGTAATGACATTCTCGATTTACCAAATAGATTTAAGGTTCTTACTTCTGCTAATACAGTTTCAAATAGCTCTGATGGAACAAAACCAGAGGTTTCTGATACACAGATTTCAGATGAGGGAAGTGAAACTCGTGACCAGAATAAGAACGATAATTAGGAGATAAAAGGATGGAACAGAATTTTATAAAAACTACAGATGTCTCTACTGCCGAGAAATTATCCTCTCTTGGTTTTCAGAGAATAGATATTACGAATGGTATTTATACATTTTTGAATTCTGGAAAAATTCAGTTTTCAAATAATGATATAGATAAAAGAAAAATTCAGTATAGCAATATGCTGAGTATTTAGCACTCTCCTATCTGAGTGCTCATGAATAATTCAGAAAGGAGGAAATAATGCAAAAGAAATATTTTACAATTGAAGATTTAATTAGTTTCTGTAAGCATAAGAAAATGTATAATTTTTCTTCAAAAGAATCTGGCAAACCACTTTATGTACAGGCGGTTCAAGATTTTTCTTCTGCTGACATAGAAAAAGCTGAAGATAATAAATTATATGCTAAAGTTCGTGTTTGTCACACATTACTTAATCGTAATGGTAGTTACATATCTGAAGATTCTATGAAGGCTGCAATGCCAAGTCTAAAATATTCTCCGCTGCTTGCAAACATTCATCAATTGGATGATGGCTCTTGGGATTTCCACTCTCACGATTATCACATAGAAACAGATGAAGATGGTAATGAAACAACCGTATATGATGAAAAACAGGTTGGTACTTTTACAGCAGATGAACCTTATCTCGAATATGACAAAGATATGGATAAGACATATGTTGTTGCTCGTGTAGCAATTCCTGAATCATACACTCGTTGTGCAGATATCATTCGTGAAAAGAATGGAACAAAAGTGAGCTGTGAGTTGATTGTATATGAGTGTTCATACAATGCAAAAGAAAAGTATCTACAATTAGATGATTTTGAATTTGCAGGATGCACTTGCTTAGGGTCTGAGAAAGATGGAACACCTATTGGTGAGGGAATGCTTGGAAGCAAAATTACGCTCGAAGATTTCAGTGAAGAAAATAACAGTCTAATTAAATTTAATGAAAAAATGGTTGAATTACAGGCACGACTTGAAAAATTAGAGACTGCTTGTTTTGACAATAAAAACAATTCTAAGGAAGGAGGAAACAACGTCAATATGAATAAATTTGAAGAGTTATGTCAGAAGTATGGAAAAACAGTTGATGATATTATATTCGATTATGAAAATATGTCAGACGAAGAATTAGTTGAAGCATTTGCAAAAGCATTTGATGATACTGATACTACTGATGGCACTACAGATAATACTTCAACGGAAGATACTCCTTCTACAGACGAGGGTGTAGAACCAACTAATGATGAACCAACCGAATCTACTAAAGATGATAGCAAGGAGGATTCAACTACAGATGAATCAACTACTACTCCATCAGATGATGATGAAGTCAAGAAGAAAGTAGATAATTCTGTATCTAATAATACTGTTGAGTATTCATTTGTGAAAGATGGAGAAATCAAAAAGTTTGCTGTATCTTTACAGGATAAAATCTATGCTATCCAGGATTTAGTAAACGCTACATATGCTGAGATAGATAATACATATTATGGTGTCACTGTTTATGATGATTATGTAATCATGTGTGATTGGTGGTCTGGAAGATATTATAAGCAGACTTATGATTCTAATGATGACAACTATTCTCTTACTGGTGACAGAGTTGAAGTATATGTTGAGTTTGTTACTGCTGATGAGCAGAAAGAACTTGATGATATGCGTTCAAATTATGCTGAATTAAAAGCATTTAAGGAAACTGTAGAAAAGAATGAACTTCATGAAAAGCGTGAAGAAATTCTTGCAGATAAGAGATACGAATCTATTTCTACAAAAGATAAAGAAGGAAATTTTGTAAACAAAGATTTTGCCGAACTTTATAAGAATATGGATAACTACTCTCTTGCTGAACTGGAAACACAGGTTAAAGTGATTCATTCTGATTTTATTGCAGAACATTCAACTTTTTCTGCATCGACAGAGGAGAAGAAATCAACTTCTAAGAAACAGTTCGCTAACCCATCTAAAATTGTTAAATCAAGTAGATATGGAAAATTGTTTCAGAGCAAATAAATAGAAAATTAAATAATCATTTTTTTGTTAGGTCGCTTTTATAAAGCGGTCTTTTTTATTTTATCAAATTTAAGGAGGAAAAAATAATGGCTTTACGTTATTCAATTGAACAGCATCATGTTTGCTTCCCTACTAAAGTCCTTTCTGAGCGTGTAGGTAGAACATTAAACATGGTAATTAAGACAGATACAGACAACGGTACTGTATGCGGAAAAGGTAAATATGTATCTTTTGATCAGTATGAGGTCGCTGACGCACCTACTACTTTCGAAGGGGAAATTCTTGAGCAGGCTGCTGATGGAAACTGGTATGTAGAGGTTAAGAAGATTGATCCTAATGCACCAGCAATTTTAATTTATGAAGTTCCTACTATTGCAGAAAACTACAACTCTAAGTTTACAGCTACTTCTAACTTCTTCAACGAAGCAAGCGCAAGTAGAACAAAGACTGTTAGAGGTTTTGTTCTCGGTGTAACAGATGTATATGAGCTTAGTGCAGATGCATTTGATGGTACACCAGTAGCAGGTAAAAAAGTAACAATCGAAGCTGGTAGTCAGAAACACAAGGTAGCTACTGCGTAAGAAGGGAGGATAAAATATAATGAGTAGAATGAATTTTAGCACACATGTAATGAATGTGTTTAACGACATGAATACATCTTATGATGAAATTAAGAACCTTATGTTTGATTTATATAAGGGAGAACTCGATGAGGGTATTTCTAAGAAGGATGCTGAGGATAAGCTTCGTGAAATGTCTCTTAAAATCTTTGGTTTAACAAAGGACGCTAAGAAGAGAGAGCGTATTCGTGCTTACGAAGAGTTTGGTAGACAGTTCTTCAATGTTATCGAGGAGGTAACAGACTGGACAGTATCTACAGGTCTTAAAGAGAACGAATGGTTTAATGAGCTTGTAAACTATAGAAATCTTAATGATGGTGATGATAACTTATTTAAGAACGAACATGAGGAAGTAATTCTTTCTGTTGCAAGAATGGGTAAGAGACACCATGATACAATGCTCCAGAGATTACCAGAAGGTGAGACATACTCTGTTGAGACTGACCTTTATGGTGCTGCTGTTGGTGCTGATATTGATAAGTATTTAATTGGACAGGAAGATTGGACAAAACTTATTGATGCTATTACAAAGGCATTTGTTGTTATGGTTCAGGATCTTATCTTCGCAGAAGTTCTTAATGCTCCAAAGAAGCTTCCTGTACAGACAGGTTTCGTTGAAACTGGTGCTTTAAATACACAGAATAGAGGTAAGTTCAACAAGGTACTTCAGAATGTATCTGTTGCAAATGACAACGCAGAAGTTGTAATTATGGGTACTATGGTAGGTCTTCAGGAACTTGAAAACCTTGTAAATGTAAACTGGATTGCCGCTTCTCAGAAGGAAGCTGTTGCTTCTATGGGTAGACTTGGTAATTACGGTCGTTATCGTCTTGTTGAGATCCCACAGAGATTCGCAAGAAATGATGTAACAAAGACTATGTACGATGATGATACACTTTGGATCTTCGCTTCTGGTGATAATAAGATGGTTGATATGGTTGATGTCGGCGAAACAATCATTGATGAGATTACTGACAGAGGTGAGGCTAATAGTAATATTGCGGATCTTATGAAGTACGAAGTACAGAGAGAACTTGGTGTTGCTACTCGTCTTGGTCGTTACTTTGGTCAGTGGAAGATTACCCAGGACTAATTTAATACAATACTTATGTAGGAGGGTATGAAAATACTCTCCTATTTTATATGGAAAGAAAGGAAATAAAAATGGGTTATACAAAGAAAACTGTCGAAAAAACAGAAGAAACTGTTGAAGCGAAAGTAACAGAAAAGCCAAAGAAAACTTTTACTGATTCTGACTTTATTTTATGTCGTTCAGTATGTTTTGGTGGCTTAAATATTACATGTCCATCTGGTAATACATATGAGTTTAAGGATTATGGAAAGACTTGCGAAATTAACTACAGAGATTTAGTTACTCTGATTCGTAAGGGTTCTGACCATATTTTCTTGCCAAGATTCATTATCGAAGATGATGATTTGTTAGCTGATTTTCCTTCAGTTACAAAAGTATATGACAATATGTATACGGCAGAGGATTTATTAGAAATTTTAGATTTACCTAATAGCAGAATGAGAACGGAAATTGAAAAACTTCCTATCGGTGTAAAGGATGTACTTTGTCAGATGGTTGCAGGTGAAATCGCAAATGGACATCTTGATAGTATTTCAAAGGTAAGAACATTAAGTGAGATTTTTGATTCTGATTTTGATCTGATTAGTAAGTTGTTCGTAAAGTAAAAGGAGGTACACAATGTTACTTCCATATGAAACCGTGTTTTCAAGAACACGAGGTCGTGTAAACGATCCTAAAGAGTTATCTTTAAATGAAAATGATTTGCTTGAGATATATAAAGAAAGATTACATAACGTAATTGGAAAACCGAGAGTTCGTAGACTCTTCTCTTCTATTGTATTGGATGATTTAGGAGAAAACATTCATTTTACTCTAAATGATTCAGTTGATGAAGCATCTGATATTGATTTTGTCACAGACTTACTTATCCTTGGTATGGCTATCGAATGGTTACAACCACAGGTAGATTCTATTTTACATACATCTGTAATGATAGGTGGTAAGGAAGAAAAGAAACTGTTGGATAATCATAACAATATGATTAAACGTCTTGACAGCATGAAGACAGAACTCAATAAGATGATACGTGACTACGGTTATATGTATAACTCTTATATTAATTCGGAGTCCTAACCTATGAAATATATCTACGGTTATTTTACAAACAAGCAAATCAAAGAAGCTACCAGTGCCATGCACAATGACATACATAAGCTTCTACTCTATAAAGATAACACAATAGAGGAAACTATCTTCGAGAATGATGAAGCTTTCCTTGTATATTTTGATCACTTGCTTAAGAATTTTGGCGGTGTCCATACTCTCTTTAATAACAATGGAATTATGGTCAAGCTAATGTCAACATTGCAAGCCGCAAGAAACGAAGTTGTAAGTGATGATTTTCATTATGGTACTTTTCGTAGAGAAATATTAGATTCTCACAATTATATTAAGCAGATGTTTGAGGAGGGTGATGCGTATGCCAAGTCTGTCAACAGCTAGGCGTATTGCAAACGCCAAAACAAATAATGCGAAAACTATTGGTCAGATTTATAAGGAACAGTCTGACGATCTCATGGAATGGACATGGGAAACGGATGAGCAATCAAAGTTTTGTTATATCTATGATTGGAAACATGACGACAGTCCAAATATGAATATTGGTATGACCTATGAAAATACTACTAAGACTCCAATTGACGCAAAAATTCTTGTAAGTAAGTATGGTTCTATTGATAAGGACTCTCCTACTCTACAATGTCAATTCAAACCAAGTCAGAAAGAGTATTTTACAGAGAATGACGATTTATTCTATATGGAAGAATATCGTAAAAAGTATCAATTAGATGATATTTTTGTCGGTATGTATCTTGACGTTCCTGATAAAAAAGGAGTATATCATCGACATTTAATCTGTATGAAAGATGTTGAACAGAACTTTCAGAAGTATTTCTTGCTTCCTTGTGACTATCTTTTACAATGGGTACAGACCAAAGCAGATAAAAGATATAGACGAAGTATGTGGTGTGTTCTGAAATCGCAATCGTCTTATAATTCGGGAATTTGGGTGGACAACGTAACAGCGAGCCAACAGAATCAGGAGTTACTATTCATTCCAACAAACGAAGTATCTGATACTATTTACTATGTTTCTGAATCTGATGAAAACAATCAGCGTCTTATCGTTGATGTTTCAAATTATTCTATTGATAATTGGACACCTAATACATGGGTGGTTTCTAAGGTGGAACGAGTAAATGTTCGAGGTAGAACAAAACTTACTTTGTATCAGAAACCTTTCAATAGTACAACAGACTATATTGAAAAAGATGAAAATGGTCTTATTATTGGACTTTGGGCTAATTACTTTGGTAGTGTAACCCCAACTGATCCATCCACTCCTACTCCATCTTCTATCACAGCTAAGATTTCAGCATCTACCTCAACAATCAAAGTTGGTGGTTCATACAAATCTCTTACTGTAAATCTCTACAATGATTCCAACGAAGATATTACAACTGAATATTCAGACGCTACCTTTACATGGTCTTGCAGTATAGATAATGAAGATTGGACTGATAAAGTGACTTGGCGAGATGGTACAGAGTTCAACCAAAAGAAATTGAAGTTTCCTAGTGACACTTCTACTATCGGAAAAATTCTGACAGTTAAATGCACTATTGAAAAAGATAATACAACAATTGAATCTGAAACTATTTCATTCGAGCTTATAGAATAAGGAGGTGCTATATGGAAAAATTAGAAACTAAGAAAGATTTATTATCAAAACTTCGTGCGTATAGCAAGAATCCTGATGATGAGAATATTCAATACAAGAAGAAAATTGAGAAAGCTTTATTGTCAAACCCTTGTCTATTATATGCTCTAAATGAAAAAGATTTAGAATCGGAGTTATTTGATAAAAACGGAAACATTAATTGGGAATGGAATGAAGATTTAGGCGAATACGAACCTTTAGGTGAATGGGATAGATATTTTGGCAGTGGTTCAAATATCCGTCCTTATTTATTCATTCCTGAAACTCAGACAGAAGTAAAACATTATATCTGTTATCAGGTAGCATTTGATGAAACTCCTCGTTATCAGGATACGTTAAAGTATACAAATATTACATTTACAATATTTGTTCATGGTAATGATAGAGATGATAAATTAACAGGTATTCCACGTCATGACCTAATTGCTTCCATTATAAGGGAACGATTCAACTGGTCTAATATCTTTGGTATGCAGACACATCTTATTTCGTCTAAAGAATCCACAACAGATAATAATTATCTTGTTCGTACTCTTGTATTCCAAGTAGTTGACACTAACGGTATTTACAAAACAATAGATGGAAAAACTTCAATCACAAATTATGGAGTTAGGCGGTGATTGAGTGGATGTATTAGAAACACTGGATAATCTGCAAAATGCTGCTGAAAAAGACTCAGAAAAAAAACAATCTCAGAATAATAAACCAGAATATCACTTTGACAAACTCAAAATGTATTTTGGCGAGGATTATGAGATAAATGGTATTACTATTTCTATTCCAACTATCGGGGATATTTTGAATATTGGAGAACAGAGATTTTATCAATCATTGTCTCCGTTCTTAAATAATCCAACATCTGTAAGAGTTATGCTTTATGATGCATTTAAAAAGGATTGGAATAAGACAAAAGATATAGAAGTATTTTATATTTTGTATCAAATTTTACAAGACAAAGAACCATTAAGATTGATTTTTAAAGACTTTTCTTTTGATGGATTTGAATTAACTTCAGCAAAGAAAAACATTGATGATACTGAATTTAATCATTTGGCATTATTTAATGGAGAGAAAAACGTAATCATTTACGATGATGATTATCTTGAGATTGCCGAGTTTATTCGAGCGATGATGAATATACATCCAAAGACAGAAAAAGCAAAAGGTAAAACAACAAAACATTGGATGCTTCAAGAAGATAGGATGAAAGCACAACAAAACAATGACAAAAAAGATTCTTCCACTCTTTTGCCACTTGTGTCTGCTTGTATAAATCATCCTGGTTTTAAATACAAATTGGAAGACTTAAAACAAGTAAATATATGTCAATTTATGGATTCTGTGCAAAGAATACAAAAGTATGAACAAGGCATAGCTGCTTTACATGGAATTTATGGTGGTATGGTTTCAGCAAAAGACATACCAAACGACTTAATCAATTTTATGGGCGATTTATAATCGCTCATTTTTATTGCATAAAAACAATTTTTAAAGGAGGAAAATAATTATGGCATTTAAATTAGGTGACGTAATCGTTGATAGACTTCAGTTTGGTTACGGTGCAAAATCTAACGGTACACCACTGTACGCTTTAACTCAGCTTACAGAAGCAAATATTGATATTACCGCTGATTCTACTGATATCAATGATAAGGATGGAAATCTTGTATATAGAAAATATACGGGTAAGAAAGGTGAAGTAACTGCAACTAATGCATTCCTTAACCTTGCTGTTGTTGAAGCTATTTCAGCTACAGATGCAGAAATTGCAACTGAAGACAAGGGTATTGTTATGCCAATGATTCAGATTGTAAAGGCAGGTGAGACTCTTGATATTACAGGATATGTTGACGGTTCTGTAGTTGTAAATTCTCTGTCTCCAAAAGGTTCTATGGGTAAGGAAGTATACACAAAGGGATCTTCTGCTACTGCAACAGAGTTTAATATTAAACATACAGATGCTTCTGGAACTCCAGGAGAACCAGGTTCTGTAGCCGCAAGTGACGTATTGGAGCCTCCAACAGCAGATGGTGAGACACAGTACATCGTTAAATATAAGAAGACAATTCATAGCGGCGCTAAGATTACTAACTCTGGTAAGAAATTCCCGAAAGCTCATGAATTGTTCTTCAAGGCATTAGTTGTTGATAAATGTGATACAGAGACTCTTAGAGCTGCTATTATTCACATTCCATCATTTATGCCAAGTCCAGAGTTCACTCTTGCCCTTCAGGGTGGTGATTCTCAGACAATGGATTACAAGGGAGCTATGATGCTTAATGCTTGTTCTACTGACTCTGAGCTTTTCTCTATCTACTACATTGACGAGGAAGAGGAAGATATCTAATTAAGATTATTTGGGCAGTTTAACTACTGCCCTTTCTTATAAGGAGGATCAATGGCTAAAAAAGATTTAAGAATGTGTTGTGTTTGTCATGGCAAATTTTCTTATTGTCCAGTCTGTGACCCAGAAGATGTGAACAAACCAACTTGGTATTTCGCATATTGTTCCGAAAATTGTAAGGACATTTATAATGTAACTTCTGCATATGAAGATGGACGAATGACAGATATTGAAGCAAAAGAAAAATTATCTAAGTTGGATTTGTCAAGAAAAAATAACTTTGGTGAAAGTTATCAGAAATCTATTGCTTCTATTATGAAAATAAAAACACAACTGAAGAAAACAGTAAATAAGAAAGAAAATAAAGTATATGAAGAATTTACTAAAAATGGTATTGTTACAAAAGTCGAAGAAAAAGACTGATGGTAATGTTGAATAGTGATTTTGAAAAATATTAATAGGGAACATAATTACTATTCAATGGTTTTATGTTCCCTATTTTTTACGTTATACGAGGAATAAAAGGATGATTATTAAAAGTAATTTACATGGAAGAGATTATAGTGAAAAAGAAGTCGTTCGGATATACAACAGAGATCAGCAAACTTTTTATGTTAATTCTGGCGTTTATCCGATAGATTTATATCCAAGCTATAATCCTAAGAATGACAGAAAAATTATTGTAATGATTTTTCTTAGAAGTGACACAATTGAGGTATATAAGAAATGGTGTAATTATGAGTCAAATTAAGGAGGACTAATATACATGTATCTTGATAATGCTTCGACTACTCCTTTAACACAAGAAGTTAAGGATTATATTATATCTCTATTAGATACATATCAGAATCCATCTTCTATGTATCAGTCAGGTGTAAATGTAAAACAGATTATATCTACTGCTAGAAATAGCATAGCGAAATTTATCAATGCTAATCCAGAAGATATTATCTTTACAAGTGGTGGTTCAGCATCAAACTCTTTAGCTGTAAAAGGTTATTACGAAAAAAACAATTGTATTATTTTATATCAACCAACATGTCATAAATCAATTCTTAAATGCGTGGAACATATTAAAAAGGCATATCCATTAAAAGTAAATTCACAAGGATTTATTGATATACAAGATTTGAAAGGATTGTTAAATGCTCGTGAAAAATATCTAGTTGTAATTGAGTATGCTAATTCAGAGATTGGTACAATTCAAAATGTAAAAGAAATTATAGATTTATGTCATTTTTACAATGCAAAAGTTTACGTAGATTGTACAGGTTCAATTAGTCAAATTCCTATAGATGTTAAAAAATTAGATGCTGATATGATAGGATTTAGTGGACATAAAATCCATGCTTTAAAAGGTATTGGAGTTTTATATAAGAAATCAGATATACAATTAGAACCTCTTATATATGGAATACAAAATAATGGATTGTTTGCAGGAACTGAGAATGTTCTCGGAATTGCATCTATTGGAAAAGCAGTTGAAAAATATAACTACTCTTCTATCTCATCTAAAAATAGAGATTATATCTATGAATATATCTTAAAAAATATCCCAGATAGCTATCTAGTTGGTGCAGATTTAAAACACAGATTATCACATAATTTATATGTGTGCTTTAAAGGAATTCAGGGCGAATCACTTATGATATTACTTGATATGAAAGATATTCAAGTATCAACGGGTTCTGCTTGTACGAGTGGAGATTTAACATCATCTACTACTTTACAATCAATTGGGATGGATAAGAAGGATATAAATAGCTGTATTAGAATCACTTTTTCTGGCAATGAAAATAAAAAAGAATTAGATTATGTATGTGAAAAAATCAAAAAAAATGTAGAAATATTAAAGAAATTAAACTAATTAAGGAGGAGTAGAAATGAATAAAATTAATTGGAAAGTACGTTTTAATAAAGAAAATATTTTGTTTATCGCACAGATTGTTATTTCTGTTGTAATTCCAATTCTTACATATTTTGGATTGCAAGCTTCAGATTTAACAACTTGGTCGAAGGTATGGGAAACTTTTGTACAGGCAGTAAGTAATCCTTATGTTGTGGTCATGGCATTAGTATCATTATTCAATGCAATTACTGACCCAACTACAAGAGGAATTGGTGATTCTACTACTGCTCTTACTTATAAAATTCCAAAAAAATAATGAAGGGAGAAAATTATTATGGCTGTAATGTGTGCATGGGCTTCTGTTAATGAATTAGGTAAAGTTAATGGTGGTAAAGCTGGTGATCAAACAGGTAAAGAAGTAAAATGCGGAAGAATCTATAATTTTGGACAGACACGAGTATACCGTTGTAAAAATAGAAATAAGGCGGTTAGAATCGGTGCGGCTGCAAAAGGAATGGCAACTAATAATAATTTTGGCTATTGTCAAAATCATAGAACAACAGGATATAATGCTCTTAAAAATGCAGGATGGGTTGTTGCAAATGTTAAATCTCCTGTTGAAATAGATTGTTCTGAGTTAGCTGCTTGTGCAGTAAATGTAGCATATGGAAAATCTATGATTTCATCATCTGTATATTCTGGTAATATCGGAAAAGCACTTTTAAATACAGGTTTATTCCAAGAATTAAAAGCTTCTAAATATCTTGGTAAATCTGAATATATTGAGTGTGGAGATATTATTGTTGCCCCAGGAAAACATGTAATTGTTGCTTATACAGATGGTTCTAAAACATCTCAGAACACAGTAAAAACTACTGTTGCAAGTGCCGTAGCTGGAAATGCTTTAATTAAACGTGGTCAACAGGAAGCAGTTAAATTTACTGGTGTAAATATTGCAATTGATGGTATTTGTGGAAAAAATACAAATAAAATGAAGTCAAGAGTATTGCAACATGCTATTAATTTAGATTATAAATCCAGTCTTGTTGAAGATGGAAAATTTGGTCGTGCTTCTAAAAAAGCATTAGGAAATCATTATGTTAAAAAAGGTGAAAAACAATATATGGTAACTGCCGCAGAAATATTAATGTATCTTAATGGATATAATCCAAATGGTGTTGAGTATCCTGGTATATATGGAAATGGTCTTACTAATGCATCTAAACATAAATTTGGAGATGATGGATTAAAGATCACTGCTTCTGAATTTTTGCAGTTAATTTAATTTGAAAGAGTGATTTCTTCGGAGGTCACTCTTTTGTTATGTAAAGGAGTGAAAGGAAGATAAATGGCAGCTAGAACAAAATTTAATGTTAATAAAGATGTTAGTAAACGAACTTATAATGGAATAACTTTTGATTCTGTATTAGAAATGAAATATTACAGAGATGTTCTTTGCCCATTAGTGGAGAGTGGCGATGCGGTGAATTACGAATTACAAAAACCATATGAGTTACAACCAAAGTTCATACATGACGGAAAATCTGTTCAGCCAATTAAATATGTGGCTGATTTTTTTATTGTCTATAAAGACGGTCATGAAGAAGTTATTGACACCAAAGGGTGTCCTGATAGTGTTGCAATTTTAAAAAGAAAATTATTTTGGTATCACTATCCTACTGTTGATTATAAGTGGATTACATATGTTAAAAAGTTTGGAGGTTGGATCGAATATGAAGAATACAAACGGCTCAAACGAGAAGAAAAGAAAAAGATATAAAGGGATTGTTTATTTAGCAACAAATATTGTAAATGATAAAAAATATAT